TGGAATCATCGTCTGCTGCCTGAACATGAAGCGCACCATAACCACCTGTGGCAGTAGATGCGGTTTCTCTTATGGAGAGTACGGGTGGAGCATTGGTGAATGCCCAATTTTCCTTGGAGCCTATTTGTAATGGGCTGAGTGGCGAAGTAGTCCCGATGCCGACATTGCCGTCAGTTAATATTGATACGGCTTCACCGGTTGTATTCCAAAAAGCAAGTCTATTTGTACTGCCGTGTTGATATATATCCCAATAATGATTTGCATCTCTTAATCTAAACGCGGCATTATTTGTACCTGATGCTTCTATCTGGATTACGGCTGGCTGAACTGTACTGTATGCGTGAATTATTGTAGCAGGAGCAGCAGTGCCGATGCCGACTTTGCCGCCTGAAAGTATCGTAAAACGACTACCAGCCGAACCGCTTGTTCTTTCATACACTTCAAATGATCCTGCCGCAGCGTTGATGTTTGACCCAACATCCCAATCTGCCACGGTTGTTTTAATCATTAATGCTGCATTATAACCCGCAGTTGCATTTTCAATTCTTAGTTCTGAAGCGGTTAAAGCGGTATTATTATACACATGCAATAATGTACTAGGAGTCGCTGTACCGATGCCGACTTTGCCGTCATCTTTGATCGTCAGATACTGTAAACTATCGTTACGCCCAAACTTATGAGACAAAGAGTAGTACTGCATATCAAGTTGGTTAACCCCGGCTTGGTCGCAACGTAATTGTCCAAAGTTCCCTGCGTGGTTGTATCGAAGCGTTACCCCTTTAGTAGTTGTCGTATTAGAGCGTAGTCGTATAGTGGCATCGTCATTTTGTAAAGTAAGCAGATAATCTGGCGCAGTAGTCCCGATTCCGACTTTGCCGTCAGCTAGAATACGAATTTTCTCACTCCCCCCAGTATAGATTGCTAAATCAACTGATGAAGGTGTGTATAAAAAAGAAGCTCCACTTAAAGTACCTATTTGTAGTTTTTCTACATCATCAGTCCCATACAAACGAATTAGACCAGTTGTGCCGTAACTATTACTGTATACTCTAATATTTCCATTTTCTATATCCAACATGTCTCTCGGCGTAACAGTCCCGATGCCAACATTGCCGTCTGGTTTAAAAGTTACTCTATAACTCGATGTAGTATCGTTATAAAACTGAAGCCCATTACCTGTTGCCCCTATTTGCCAACTATATGTTGTGCTTCCTTTCAATTGAAGCCATACATTGACAGAACTAGATTGGAATAGCGCAATATTACCCGCCCCGTATACATGCAGTTCATCTGCTGGCGAAGCAGTCCCGATGCCGACATTGCCGTTACCAAGGATAACCATTCTGGTGTTAGCACCGTTGGTCTGAAATTGTAACGCTTGATTTGCAGGGTTTCTTATATTTCCCTCTGTTCCGTTTGATTCAAGATATACACCACCAGTTTGGCTATCTCTCCCAACAAATAGATTTGCACCACCACTGTCATAAATGCTTAAAGTTTCGGATGGCGCAGAAGTCCCGATGCCGACTTTGCCCGTAGTGCCGCTTATTGTTAATTTGGAATCGGCTAATTGTGCATTACCTCCATCTGCAACTGTATCAACTAAAATATGAAAATCTTGTCTAGCTGCCCCATCTCCTATCCCCGCTGCCACAAGTGAAACTTTTTGATATGTATTTGCTCCCGAAGAGATGTAACCCAAACCAATACCAGTTATATCACCGTTTGTGTTTGAGGTACTACCAAAGTGAGCAAGTTCATTTGCGGTTAACCATACTTGGAATGGCCTACTTGGGTAGGCTGACATCCCAAGCCCGACGTTGCCGTCAGAAAGAATCCGCATTCTTTCTGTTAGCGAACCTCCCTCTGGAGTAGTATAGAATACAAAGCCTGCTCCCGGTTGGCTGGAATGAGTCTCGCTATGATGTGCCCCAAACCTTGCGGCTAACCTTTCTGTTCCTCCAATATCCTTGAAGTAGAAATCCATGTAGTCCAGTTGGCCTACGCCAGCAGCATTAAGATGTCTAAACGCCATTACCGGATCATTAGAACGAGAAAGTTGAAGCTGATAATGGCTTCCTATAGAAGTTGTTTGATCCCCAAACATCCCCGACCCTCTGACATCAAGACTCGTAGCTGGCGCAGTAGTACCGATGCCGACATTACCGTCTTGTTGAATAGTAAACCTCGTGGTCATTGTTGCAGCTTGACCACCCGTTGTAGAAGGAGCAGTAAGATAAAGTAATTTACCATTTGATCCATCAAGATATAAATTTGAAGAAAACCCTGTAGTGTGAGCTTTCTCACCTCCACTATAATAAGAGTTAAATCTTATTGTCGGGTAACTGTTTTGGAGGGAAATTGGCCACGCCGAAGTTGAACCAACTTGAAGAGGTTCTTCAGGAGCATTAGTTCCGATACCGACACTTGTTCCATCATCATAAATAATTGAATTACCAATAGTATCACCATCAGTCCACTTCGAAAGGTAATCGGCAGTACCCGCGCCATCCACAGCACCCGATCCAATAGAGGTCTCTATAATATTACCACTAGAGTCAACGGAAAGCTTGTAAGCCGAAGTTCCCGTGTGGGTTCCGCCGCCATAACTGTTAAATTTAATAGCTCCAGTAGAGGTAATCCGCATCCTCTCCGTCGGAGAACTTGTGCTGTTGGTGTGCTCTGTACGAAAAGCAAAAAAGTTATCTGCTGCGTCGGTTGATTTATGAATATCAAAATAAACACCCCCTCCGGTATCAGACGCCATATTAAATTCTAGTGCACTAGTAGTATTCGTAAGAAAAAATCCTGCGGCAACAGAACCAGATACATGCACATTTCTAGTGTTTGTCCACCATGCACTACCCGGCGCATTAGTCCCGATACCGATGTTGCCACTCTTAATATACAATCTAGCGGTTGCTCCTTCTCTAATATCAAAAGTACCAGCACCATCCCAGTTGGCTCTAATATCCCACTCTACTGCGTTGCCGCTGTCGAGCCATTCTATATTACCGTTACTAACCGTACTGGCAGACCTCTTTAATTGAAGCGTAGGAACAGTTGGCGCGGTTATCCTGATTCCCTCATAACTCGGAGCCACAACCTCTAATGTATTCGCTGGCGCAGTAGTCCCGATGCCGACATTGCCGTTAGCAATAATTCGCATTCGTTCAGAACCGCTAGTGTTAAAATTAAGGTGATTACTTCCGCTGGAACCAGAACCACTGATGAGGTTGTTACCGTCCTCCCACATAACAGCGTAATTGTTACTTAGTGTTATATGACCAGATGCAACGTGTAGTTTGGATGCTGGCGTAGCAGTCCCGATGCCGACGCTGCCTCTTAATATTTTAAATGTTGGTATGGTTTTATCTGCCATTTTAATTCCTTATGTTACTGACGTTACTTCCCCCATCGCGTGATAGCATATTTGTCCTGTCATGGTTCCGTTATCGCTATCACTCAATTTCAATTGTATTGTAAATGTATCCGTAGAAGGATCTACAATTTTCGATTCAATGAAATCGGTGGCCGTATTGTCAAATTCTGATATTATCATTCCGGGTTCTGCATATCCTCCTCCTCCATTTTGTATAAAGTATTCCCCAACATAAGCTACTGCGCTATGACCGTTCCAATCTCCGGTCAGGAAAAGTTTCACGTGGGCTGCGTTATGGTCTGAAAGAACTATGGTAAGTGCCGTGGTGTAGGTGGTTCCATTTAAAGTAACAGCTTTCTCGCCGAGATAATGGCCGCGGGTATCATTACCTACCCTAAGAGTGCCGTTAACATCTAGCTTTGCGTCTGGCGAAGTTGTTCCGATGCCGACATTGCCCGTGGTTCTTCCTATTGTAAATTTTTCTGTCTGATTTCCGTCCCCATCACCTGTTAATATTCTAAAATTACCCGAACTTCCTGAGGCGTGTATTACTGCTTGGGTATTGGTTCCTATTGCTCGTAATTTTATTTGTGGTGTTGAATTGTCTCCAGCTACTATATCCACTTTTGCTCCGCTTGGCGTATTAGTCCCGAAGCCGACATTGCTGTCAGAGTCTATATGTATTGCACCAGTTCCACCATTAACCCTAAGCTGAAGATAGCTGCCTGAATTTGCTGTGCCTCGGCCAAATACGCCTGTATTGACGTCACCCCATCCAATACCTTGGTCAAGACCAGCAATTTTTATGTAACCACCCGCTACTTCCAACTTATGTGCGGGCGCATTAGTCCCGATGCCGACGTTGCCTGACGAATTGATAACCATTTTCAAGCCGTTGTTGGCATAAAAAAGCATTGAATCAGCACCAGCACCCAAACCTGTCCCGTGGTCATAGGCAATCATGCCCCTACTGGAGTCGTCTGTATCACCAAAAACTATCCAACCCGTTTCGTTATTCGGGGTTAGGATTGATAACCCAGCAGAAGCGTTGTCTTGAATTAACAGTTCGTCAGCATTTCCGTTGACCGCTTGCGTCAGCGTTAAGGCTCCCTTAGATATATTCAATAATGCTCCCGGCGTATTAGTCCCAATGCCGACATTGCCGCCACCATCAATAACCAATCTGTCTAAAGAATCTTGTTCGTCACGAATGGTGAATTTGGCTGTGCTGGCATCTACTTTAATCTTCCAGTTACGAGTATTTGTGCCGGTTAAAAATTCTAATGCGACTTCTTGTCCTGAGTCTTTTGCACCCGCTATTTTTAGGACATTATTCCCGCCTGTTAGAGAATCCCCAACTTGCAACAAAGCGCTTGGCGCATTAGTCCCAATGCCGACTTTGCCGGTGTTGTCGATTAACAAGCGATGCGCCACGCCAGAGCCTACATCAGCTATACTGAAGTCTCCTCCGGCTTCATTCGATACGTTAAGCTGCCACTTGGCAGCATATACCCCAGTTCTTTCCAGAACCAATGCCGGGGCAGAACCATCTACTAAATGTAATAAGTAACCCGGCGCAGTAGTCCCGATACCGACCTTGCCTGATGTGTCGACCAC